TAAGATTCTTGAGCACCATAAGAATAACCAAACTTTTGAAAGAGTTCTAGATAATCTAGTTGACTAATACCCTTAATGTCATACGTATCTTCAGCTTTACCACGACGAGTAACTTCTCTATAGTCAACTAAACCCCATGGTGAAAACCTTTTAATAGCTCCAGGACCTAAAATTTTAGCTGTACGATTAATTAGATATGGAACATCGAAAAAGCGAACATTCCAACCAGTAATCACATCTGGGCATACCGATTCACTAGCCCAAAAGTCAAGAAACTTTGTAAGCAGACTAACTTCATCGCGACATCGATAATAAGCAACTGGTTGAATAAGAGATTTTTCTCTATCAAAATCACCATATGCCCATACACGATATACGTTATCTTTACTGGATTTATAGGTAATAGAAAGAATACGTTGAGAAGCTTCATTTGGATGTGGAAACCCATCTTCATATTCTGTTTCAATATCAAATGTACCTACATCAATAAGCTCGCGCTTAAATTCAATTTCGCGTGGGAACTTTTGAGTAATATATTGCTGCAAGTAATTTTTGTTACCAAAGATATATCGGCCTGCAACTTGTTCATTCATTTGAAGCCATTCTTTAGCTTCACGCATACTATCAAGTTCAATAGGCGCAACTGGCCGATCATTTAATGTTGACCAGCCAGTTTCTTTTTGGGACTGCACATAAAATACTGGTTTAAAATCGTTATCGCGCTTATAGATTTTTTTACCATCTGAACTATAACCACGATATAATATTGAATTACCATAACGAACTACGGACGTATAAAAAGACATACTTTCTCCATCACAATCAATAAGTATATTATACACAAGTTTACAGCAAATGTAAACCTATTTTTTCACATCAATGTCTTTTATTGCAGTATCACATTGTTGGCAACATTCTGGTGTACCACATTTGTCGTGAACTAAATCACCATCTACACCAAAAATTCTTTCCCAATTTTTTGAGTATGCGTCGGTATCTACTATTGGTCTTAGCTTAGATCCCTTACCATTGGTTGGTGTCATTCATTAATACCTTCCGCATAGACAGTTTTACCATTTACACGCGAGGCTGTTAAAATAGACTTACGATTTTCGCCATCTGCTCTGTATGAAACGTGTACCCAACCGGAATCAGGAATTCCTGGTGTATAGAATTCTAGAATAACTTGATCAAAGTCTAAATTATCTACAATCCAGTTTGCTAAGTCTGCGTTAGCTACTCCTGGAACTTCAATGTCTGCGGCTTGGCCTTTACAGTGTTGGCTAGTAGCGGATCCACCCACAGCTTCATTCAATTCAGGACAACGATATCCACTATTCAGAACTGTAGGACCAAAATGATCACGCACTTTCTGTACAACATTTTCAAAAAGTGCTACAGCAGCATCAAGGTGTTCTCCTTGAGGGGTATTATCAATGCCTTTACGCTCAGCGGTTTGAGACTTTGTAAATTCGGCCATTGAGAAATTTTTAGACAGTTTCATGTTATCTCCTATTAGAAAATGAAAGGGAGCCCAAAGACTCCCCTTTATTTATTCACTTGCTAAGCGCCAAACCACTCGTCATATTCTTCGTCTGTGTATGGCCACATAGCTTTAGTCCTTTTTATTGTCTATAATACGCCGGACAATATCGTGATGCGATACATTTTTAAAATCATTAGTATGATCTTTTAAATATGTCGCAGTTTCCCACGCCGCTTGCATGCGCCGTGCTTCCATGAGGCTATTTAAAAAGCCACCAAAGAAATTAATTACCGGCATTACCATTTTCTTCAGTGAGAAAGTGGGTCTCCGGAACGCTACTTGTGTTTTCATTTGAGTTTCCTCGTAAGGTTGAATTGATTTCGATTTTACGAGGACGCATTTCTTCTGGGACGACTACTTCTAAATAAATAGCAAGAATACCGTCTACTAGATCTGCTCCATTTACTTGAACATATTCAGACATCCGAAAGGTTTTTTCGAACTTCTTAGTAGAAATACTTTTGTGAATGTATTCCCTACCACGATTTTCATGGTTACCTCTTACCTTCAATGTTCTATCTTTCACGTCAATTTCTAACTCATTGAGGTGGAAACCTGCAACAGCTAATTCAATTGTATATCTAGTATCGTCTTCTTTTACGATATTATGTGGAGGATAGTTATCTTTTGAATGTCTAGCCACTCGGTCAAGCTCATCAAATAAATGATCGAACCCAACAAACGCTGAACGTGGAAAGAGAGTATGTACACCTTGTGTATTAGTCATTATTGACCTCCTATTTAAAGCAAGGTTATGTTTTAAGACCGGCGCTATTCGCCGCATCCGTTATTATATATACGAGAATCTTATGAGATTTTAATTAGATTCTAAATATTGTACTAAGTTTTCTGGTTTGGTTTCACCATATGGATCTGTATCTTCACCGTCGTTATTGATACCTGGCTCTTGCCACCATTTTTCAATAACACCATCGTTGAATACACACATATAGCGCCATGATCTGTTGCCAAATCCTAAATGGTTTTTACCAATAAGCATGCCCATGAATCGAGTAAAGTTACCAGATCCATCAGGAATTACTTTTACGTTCTGAATATTCTGAGCTTTAGCCCATGCGTTCATAACAAAAGCATCATTGACAGAAATGCAATACACTTCGTCAATACCTAAACTACGAATTTTATCATAGTTCTCTTCAAAACCTGGAAGCTGATACGTAGAACATGTTGGTGTAAATGCTCCAGGTAAACTAAAGATTGCTACTCTTTTTCCTTTTAAGAGAGAATCGCTTGTTACATCTTCCCAGCGATATGGGTTAGGTCCTTCTATACTTTCATCACGAACACGAGTTTTAAACACCACGCAGGGTGCTTTAAAGCCTTCAATCATTTTACTTATTACCTATATTATATTTTGGACATAATTCCCAGTTGTTTTTATCCTTAAACGGGATAATTTTAATCTGACGAAGAGGGGCAACTGGTTGAGCTTGTGCCTTATCGTCAATTGTAATAAGACCCCAATCACTCATAAGAGTTGCGATCGTATTACGTCTAGCAATATCATTTTCTTCTAAGTTGGATTTTTTACCATCAAGGAGAAATAACTCCTTAAAATGAACGATAAAATATCTACCTTGCTTATGTAGAATATGACAAGATTGAAATAGTTTATTTTCTTTTCTAGAAGCCACACCGATTCGAGTAAGTGTTTCACGCACTTTTAAGAAATCATCGGGCTCGTTGAGGGTAACCTCTAGCATATGGCCAGGGTTCCAATCAATTAAATTATTTTCTTCCACCTTTATAAACCTTTGTTTTTAAGTTTGTTATTTGGTCTGGCGATAGAAGAGATAGTACTTGGCGGGCTTTTTCGTTGCTATAACCATAATACTGTTTAATTACTTCCACGTCATCGATATTATGGGCTTTCACCCATTTAGAAAATCTTTTTTTCTTCCTAATCATATTTATAAGAAAGTCGTTTTTAAGAAGATTATCGATTTGGTGGTAGCGATTCATTTCGTTAGCAAACAAGACAGTGTCATGGAAATAAGATAACCCACGGTTAACCATAAACCCATTATATTCTTTTTCGCTGATGTCATCAACTATTAGCTGTTCTTTAGTATAGTTGATAGCATTAAGGTAATCAAACGGAGATTTCGACATTGGCCATAATCTCCGTCATACACGCAACTACGTTTAGTTCATGATCAGCAACAAAAGCTTGTTTATATTGATAATCTGCTAGAATAAGAACTAATTGCGGAATTGAGTGTGGTTGAATATTAGAATTCATACGATCATAAATTGCTCTAAAGATAGCAGACGCATCAGTATCAATATTATTTGCTACCCACGTACGCATTCCTTTAAAGTTTTTATCTTTTAGTTGCTTAAACAACTCATCGTAATTATCTGCACGAGCAACAGAATGAGTAATACCAGTTAAAGACTGGCGTTGTAACTCATTTAGAATACGACGTAAATCTGGTGCAAACTTCATAATAATTTCTGCAACAGCTTTTTGTTCGTATTCAACACCCTCGGTTTTGAGGATACCTTCTACGCGTTTCATAAACTCCATAGCAATATTTGGTAATGCTTTTTTAGAAATATTAAATTCATATACACCACAACGAGAGTGCAATGGCTCAATAATTCTATTTTTGAAGTTACACGTAAGGATAAACCTGCAGTTATTGGCAAACTCTTCAATAAAACCACGAAGAGCCGGTTGTGTTGACTGCGGGTTCAAGTAATCTGCCTCATCAAGGATCACAACCTTATAACCACCTTGTAGTGAGACAGATGACGCGAACTGCTTGATCTTGCCACGGAGGGTTTCAATATTACCTTCCTCAGATCCATTAATTAAGATCCAGTCGAGGCCAAGTTCATTACAAAGAGCTTTGGCCACCGTGGTCTTACCAAGACCTGCTGTACCAGTAAACAGCATATTGGGCAGTTCGCCAGATTCAACAATTTTAGTAAAAGTGTTTTTTAAATCTTCGGTAAGTACACAATCAGAAATAGTTTTTGGGCGATACTTTTCTACCCATAAGAAATCATTAGACATTCACGTACTCCATAATATAAAGAAAAGTTGAGGGGCTAACCGTGGCCCCTCGCGCGCGTATTAAGTCGCGACACTATCACCACCATGGGAGTGGTTATTCATCAGTTTCAGCATCAGCCATGGCTTGTTCTTGTTCAAGATTTTCTACAAGCTGAATGACTTGAATACACTGATCACGTAGTCCACCAATGGTAGACAGTTCTTCACCTTTAAAGGCACCACGTTGTGTCATTGCATCAATAACAGCTACGGTTGACCGCGCTGATTTATTAGCAACATCACTAAGTTGTTGAACAGTTTCAGACATATTATACTCCAAATGTTGAGGTTTTTTCAAGTGCGATCCAGTATTTTACTGGAGTTGATTTATTACTAAACTCTGAGATGAGCTTAGAAGAAATCTTAACGTCATAATCTCCGGGAAGAATTTTAAGATTGCTAATGCTAAGAATAAAATTAAATGCTGCGCCTTCTGTATAGTTGCCATCAATATCAATTGAAAATACATTAGACGTAGTATTTTTCGAGTCAACCACAGAGAGATTAATTACACCATCACTTGGTGTGATTGATACTTCTCCATGACCTAGAGCAGATGCCGCACGTTT